CACTGGTTTACTAGTGTTATCATTTGCAACTGCTCATGGAATTAATAGTAGTGATACAATTGGTATTAAAACTGGAAGTTTAGCATTTAGATGTTCACAAGACGACTTCAATAGTCTACATTACTATCCAAGATCTACAGATCCAGTTGCAGGTGTTCAAACATCAGTTTTATCATTTACAACTAATACTCTAACTGTTGATGTTGGAAAATCAAATGTTAATACTGGTGGTGCACTACAATTTACAGTTGAGGACAGTGGTTCAGGATACACAGACCCAGAAATATACGTGACTTTACCTTCATATGACAATCTATCTGTTAGGGGAATATCTAGAGTTGGTTTAGGATCAGTCTCTACTACTGGAACTGGATTGCTCGTAACTCCTATTGTCTCTGCAAGTAGCACTACAGGAATAGGTTCAGGATTCTTTGAATTAACTGAATTTATTCAAAATAGATCTGGATATGCATTTGAGAGAGGTGATGTATTCCAACCTGTAGGATTAGTTACTGACAGAAGATTATATAAACCATATAAAGAAGCTACAATAGAAATTGAAAGAGTTTATAAAGATGATTTCTGCATGTGGCAGTTTGGTGAATTAGATTTTCTTGATAGCATTCGAAATTTACAAGATGGATTAAGAACTCGATTCCCTCTAAAATATAATGGTTTACCAATTACACTTAAATTAGATCCTGAGTTAGACAGTAGTCTTGAAAGTTTATTACTAGTTGTCATTAATGGTGTTGTTCAAGAACCAAACGTATCGTACGAGTTCATTGGATCTGGATCTATCAACTTTAAAGAAGCATTAGATCCCTCTGCAAACGTTGCACTTTATTTTTATAAAGGAACCGATGGTGTTGATAGTTTTGTCTCTACAGGAACTACAAGTATTTTTGAACTAGGTGATCAAGTTCAAATTATAGGTAACTCTCAGTTAGGAGGTCAAGACAGAAGAAGAATTAAATCTTTAGATACAGAAAGTAGTCTAGAAACAGTAATTTATACAGGATCTGGAATTGATACAACTGGTACAATTAACAGACCAATAAAATTATTAAAACAAAAAGAAGATATTATAATTGATAATATATTAATTTCTAAGAAAAGAAAAAATCTAGAACCCATAGTATTGCCAACTGCAAAAATTATTAGTGATGTTACAACAAGTGATAGTGTTCTTTATCTTGATAATGCAGAATTATTTGATTATGAAAAAATTCCAGCTGGATCAAATTTAGTTTTTGGAAATGCCATTGTTTCTGGAAAACCTGTGGAAACTGCAGAAATATCAGCAGTTGTTTCTGCTGCTGGAACAATTCAGTCTCTTAATATTGTTAATGCAGGTGTTGGATATACAGTTGGAGCAGCAGTAAGTGTAACAATTGGTGCACCAGTTGGTGTTGGTATTGGAACTATAACTAGAGATCAATTTGCTGTTGTAGGAGTTTCTACCTTTGCTTCAGCATCCGTAACTGTCAGTGCAGCAGGAACTATAGAAACTGTATCGATTACTAATGCAGGTTTAGGATATTCTCAAACAAATCCACCAAGAGTTATTGTCGAATCTCCACAATCTGACGAAGAATTAGTTACATCAGCTGATGTGGGAATTACTGTTCAATCCACGGCAGGTATACTAACAGGAATCGGCACCACGACTATAGGATCAACTTTAGGTATTAAGTTTATAGGAATTAGTACAATTGGAACAGGTTTTGATGTACTTCAAGTTGGAAAACCAATTTATATTTACAATACTGGTGTTGGTGCAGGATTAACTTCAATGGATATAAGTGGAATTCACACTGTTGGTATTGGAACACAATTTGTTGATAACGTTTATTCTGTTGCACAAATTACAACAAGAGGTAGTGCACCCTCAGTGGTTGGAATAATTACATGTGCCATAGAATCTAATACAAACACAATTGGCATTGCTGCCACAGCTGGAGTTGGTGCAGATGAACAAGTTGGTAATTATTCACTTGGAGCATTATCAAACATTGTTAGATCAACTTCTCCAGAAAAACGTATATCAATTGGTGTAACTGGATTAACCATAGATTCTGGGTTATCAACCTTCCCAACTATACAAAGAAGAGGTATTAGTGGAGGTGATACTTTTAGTCAAACTGGTGGTTTAGAAACACCTATTTAAATATGTTGTATAAATATCTAAAAAACTGATAAGATGCCCGCGATAGTAACAGACCAATTTAGAATATTAAATGCCAATAATTTTATAGAATCTGTTGGAAATCCTGATAATTCCTATTATGCATTTTTAGGATTAGCAAATCCAACTACTGGTGGAGGAGCCGATGGTTCAGGTATTGGTATTGGAAGAAGTGATACTTGGAATGATAATACAGACACCAGTGTTCCATCACCAATAGATAATTTACAGTATAGAACTCTTTATCGAGATACTGCACTTTTTGGTAAAAAAATAACAACAGCAAACGTTAGAAGAGTTATCAAAAAACATGATTGGATAGCAAATACCAAATATGACATGTATCGTCATGATTATAGTGTGAGTAAAAATCCTGCACCAAACGGAGGTTCTGGTTTATATTCTACAAATTATTATGTTATGAATTCAGATTTTAGAGTTTATATTTGTATTGATAATGGATCTTCTGGTGATTTAGTAGAAGGTAAAGGTTCTTTAGACGAACCAACTTTTACGGATATTGAACCATCTGCAGCTGGAACACAAGGTGATGGATACATTTGGAAATATTTGTATACTGTTTCACCAAGTGATATTATAAAATTTGATTCTACTGAATATATTGTATTACCAAGTAATTGGGGAACTTCAACAGATTCTCAAATTCAAGAGGTGAGAGAAGCTGGTAATTCTGATGTGTATAAGAATCAATTTAAAAAAGTTTATATTAAAAACGGTGGTCTAGGTTATAGGGCAGGTAGAACAGAAATTTGTGATATTCTTGGAGATGGAAGTGGAGGAAAAGTACAAATAACAACAGATAGTAGTGGTAAAATTATTAATACTGTGATAACTGCTGGAGGATCAGGATATACCTTTGGAGTAGTCAATTTAAATCCAATTAGAAGTGGTGAGCCATCAACTTTCGCAGAGTTAATACCAATTATACCACCATCTAAAGGTCATGGATCTGATATCTATACTGAATTAGGAGCAGACAAAGTATTAGTTTATGCTAGATTTGATGATTCAACAAAAGATTTTCCAACTGATACACATTTTGGTCAGGTTGGAATTATAAAAAATCCTCAATTATTTGATTCTGCAGGAATATGTACCAGTAATACATATTCTTCTCTAAATTCTGTTATGTTAACTGATACTTCTCTAGGTCAAATATCTAACACACCAGCTATCGTTGGTGTAGCAATAACACAAACTGTTCCTAGTGGAATTGCGAAAGGTTATGTTGCGTCATTTGATAGAGAGACTAAAGTTTTAAAATATTTTCAAGATAAATCTTTATATTTTCCAAATGCAGTTGATCATACTGACAATTCAAATGTTGCAACAGGTTCACAAGTTTTGAATTTTGTCTCATCATCTGCTAATCAAATTGAATCAACTGCATCGGGAGCATCTTTTAAGGTTTCAGTTAATACCTCTTTTTCTGGAGTTTCAACCTCTGTTAACAATAAAAATGTCAATTTAGGTGTTAGATTTGAAAATGGACTTGCAAATCCTGAGATAAATAAAAAGACAGGTGAAATAATTTACATTGATAACCGTAAAGAGGTTGAACGTGATTTAAGACAAAAAGAAGACGTTAAAATTATTCTGGAATTCTAAAAAAAATGGCACAAAAAACAAATTTAAATATAAGTCCATATTATGACGACTTTGACCCTAAAAATAATTTTTACAAAGTTCTATTTAAACCAGGATTTCCAGTTCAAGCTAGAGAATTAACCACAGCACAATCTCTCTTACAGAATCAAGTACAAAGTTTTGGTGAAAATATTTTTAAAGAAGGTTCTGTTGTAATACCAGGTGCCATTGAGTTTGATAATCAATTTTCTGCAGTAAAAATAAACGAAGTTAACTATGGAATTGACATATCACTTTATATTGATAAATTTTTAGGAAAGAAAATAACTGGGGTAAACTCTGGAATTGAAGGAATTGTAAAATATGTCGCTTTACCTACAACTGATGATGTTGATACTCCAACAATTTATGTCACATATACGAGTGCTGATAGTAATAATGAAATAAACACTTTTTCGGATGGGGAACAATTAGTTTGTTCAGATAATGTAACTTATGGTAACACAACCATAAATTCTGGAACACCATTTGCATCTTTAATATCTTCTGATGCAACAGCTGTTGGATCTGCTGCGTTTATTACAGAAGGTGTTTACTTTATTAGAGGATATTTTGTAAATGTTACTGATCAAAGTATAATTTTAGATTACTATACCAATACACCTTCATATAGAGTTGGATTAAAAGTTGATGAAATACTAGTTAATGCAAAACAAGATGAAAGTTTATATGATAATGCAAAAGGTTTTAGTAATTTTGCTGCACCAGGTGCCGATAGATTAAAAATTAATTTAACTTTAGTTAAAAAATTAATTGAAGATCAGGATGATACTGATTTTGTTGAATTAATGAGAGTTAAAACTGGTAAGGTAAAAGTTATTAATCCAAAATCAAACTTTAATATAATAAGAGATTTTATTGCAGAAAGAACCTTTGATGAATCTGGAGATTATGTTACAGATCCTTTTGGATTATCTGTCCATAATTCATTAAATGATAATTTAGGAAATGGTGGTATATTTACTGAAAATGAAAAAACAGATCAACTTAATACACCATCTGATGATTTAATGTGTTTAAAAATATCTGATGGAAAGGCATACGTAAGAGGATATGATATTGAAAAAGAGGGAACTACCATACTTGATGTTGAAAAACCTAGAGAAGTTGGTATTAATAGTACATCTAGTGTTCCTTTTGTAATGGGAAATATAATAGATGTCAATGCTGTTAAAGGTATTGCAAAACAGGGTGAACCAGTTCAGTTATTTTCAGATTTTGCCCAAGCTGGTGATAATATAGGTAGTGCTAGAGCATATAGTTTTAATTTAAAAAATCAAGATTATGAAGATGATACGAGTGTATGGGAATTGCGTTTATTTGACATTCAAACAAATACCTCATTAAATTTAAACAAAACTGTATCATCAACACAAATTCCAAAAGGATCATATATTAAAGGAAAAAATAGTGGTGCTACTGGATATTCTGTAGGTGCTGGAAATAATACAACAAGAATTGATGTAAATCAAACAACAGGAAATTTTGCAAAAGGAGAGCAATTGCAAGTTAATGGAGTTGATGTTCCATTATCAGTTGGTGTTGCCACTGTTTTTGATTCTCATTTAATCAAATCAATAAAACAAGAACCAACAACAGGATATCCTGAATTTGCAGCAAACACCGTTCAGGACTTATATACACTTCCAAATGGAATTAATGTTGTAAATATTAGTGCTGCTGCTGGAGGTAAATCCATAGTGACTGCATCAAATGGTAAATTTGAAGCAGCATTAGGTAGAGGAATAACTTTAAGATATCAACAAGCAGGAATAAACACAGAAACATATAGTAGAATTATAGCAGTTGGTGCTGGTGGAACAAATTTAACTATTTCAGGAGTAAGTACAAGTGTAGCTGGAGTTTTTGATAATGAATTACCATCTTCTGACATACAGGTTCAAGCATACGTTGGAGATCCTACAATAAAAGGTAATGGACGTTTATATGCACCATTAGCTAATACAAATGTATCAACTGTTGATTTATCTAAATCAGACTTAAAAGTAACTAAACAAATCACAGGTGTAACTTTTTCCAGTAATACAGCAACTATTACAATCAATGATGTTAAAGCATTGTATCCAGATATTGATACAGCATCATTTGAACCTTATGATGAGGAAAGATATTCTGTACATCTTGCAAATGGGCAACAAAGAGATCTACCTGAAAGTAAATTTGCAATTAATGCAGATGGATCACAAATAACTTTAACTAGATTTCCAAATCAATCAGCTGTTGTTAGCACTTCAATTAAGAAAAATAATATTAAAAATAAAATAAAAAATTATACTAGAAGTCAACTTTTAGACGTAACATTTTCAAAATATGAAAGATCTGGAAGTATTGCTGTTGGTATAGGTGCGTCTGTGGTTCCTGATGGTTTAACTTTCGATAAAAGATATGGTTTAAGAGTACAGGATCCAGAAATATCATTAAATTATCCTGATGCGGTCAAGTTACTAGCAGTTTATGAGTCTGTTGATACTGGAAGACCATCTTTCGATGAGTTTCAGTTTAATAGTACTGCTGCTGTTCAAACAAACGCAGTTATTGGTGAAGATATAGTTGGCAATTCTAGTAAAGCAATTGCTCGAATAGTCAGTAAATCATCATCAAATGTTAACTCATTAGGAATTGTATATCTATCTGAAACTAAATTTACCGAAGGTGAAGTTGTTAAATTTAAAGATTCAACCATTAGTACAAATTTAGTAAGTATAACTAATGGTCTATATCGAGATATAACTAGATCATTTAATTTAGACAAAGGTCAAAAGGAACAATATTATGATTATTCAAAGTTAGTAAGAAAGAAAGGAATTCCTGAACCTAACGGAAGATTATTAATTGTTTTTGATCATTATTCAGTTTCTAGTGAAGATGAAGGTGATTTATTTACTGCTTTAAGTTATGATAATGATAGATTTGATACTGATATTCCAAATATTGCTGGAATAAGGGCTACTGACACCATTGATTTTAGACCAAGACCTCCCGTTTATGATTCTACTAATTTAAATCAAGAGTCTCCATTTAATTTCCCATCTAGAGACTTTACAACCACTATAAAACAATATCTAATTCCAAATGAGTCTTGCACAATAGGATATGAATATTATTTACCTAGAATTGACAAATTATATTTAAATCAATTTGGTGACTTTGTGTATGAAAAAGGATTATCTTCAATAAATGCAAAAGCACCTGAAAGAGGTGAAGATTCTATGGAATTAGCAACAATTGCTCTTCCTCCATACCTTTACAATCCTCAAGATGCGATCATAAGTTTAGTTGATAATCGAAGATTTACCATGAGAGATATTGGTAATATTGAAAATAGAGTTGTAAATTTAGAAGAAACAACTACATTATCACTTTTAGAAGCAAATGCTCAGTCGTTACAAATTCAAGATGCTCAAGGTAGAAGTAGGTTCAAAACTGGATTTTTTGTTGATGGATTTAAAAATTATGCATTAATCAATTCAATATCATCAATTAACATTAATCCTAATTTAGGAGAATTGATTCCTAGACGAGCAAGAAATACTTTAACTAATCAAATAACACCGAAAAATTCTTTAATTAGTTCTCAAATAGACTTCCAAGAAAATTTTGAATTATTTGATAACAAAGTTCAAAAAACAGGTGATGCAATAACTTTAAAATATGATGAAGAAGTTTGGTTGGGTCAGTATTACGCTACCGAAGAAGGAATCGTAAATGTTAATCCATATGAACTTCCTGCAATAGTTGGTAGAATAAATCTTCATCCATTTGAGGATATATGGACAACTACTACTCAAGATCCAGTTACTCTTGATGAAACAACAACAAATCCTAATGTAACTAAAAATATAGATTTAAGTCAATCAATTGATTTAAGAGGAATTGGTGCAATAAACACTGGTAATATAAAAACAGGGAAATTTGCGGGTTTCCAACGTTTTAGAAATAAAGATGAAAGATTTAAAGGAGAGGAAAAGACAGGATCTTTCACATTCACAGAATCAGATACTAATCTTCAAAATAGAAAAATTAAATCTGCTAATGAAGAGTTTATGAGATCTAGAAACACTGAATTTAAATCAAGTGGATTTCCAGTAAAAACAAAAGTTTATTTATTCATAGATGGAACGAGGATCGAAGATGTAATACCAAAATTATTACCAATCACAAAAACTACTGCAAGAGATGCTGATTTTGGATCTGTTGGTTCTTTCCAAGTTGGTGAAGAAGTTAAAGGATACAGTCCAGATGGTACACTCATTATTAATTTTAGACTTTGTACTCCAAATCATAAAGGTGGAGCATTTAATAATCCAACAGAAACTTATGCAACAGATCCATATACTGGTTTAGATATTCAAAGTTTGTATAGTCAGTCATCAAACATTTTAAATGTAGACACTCATTCACTAGCAGAAGAGGCACAGGGAGATTATTCTGGATATTTAGTTGAAAATACTAAATTGGTAGGTCAAACAAGTGGTGCACAAGCATTTGTTAAAGGATTGAAAACTAATTGGTTAGTAACTGATGAATATGGGGAAATTATTGGTTCTTTCTTTATTCGAGATCCTGCAGGAGCACAAGTAGTAAAAATTAACACTGGTAATAAATCTGTCAGACTTACAACTTCTATTGATAATCGTCAAGTTGCACCAGGACAGGATCCAAATGTAATATTTGCAGAAACACAATATGTTACAAGAGGAACAGAAGAGACATTCCAAGAAACATTGGTTGGAACTATAACGCAAACCACTGTAAATATAAAAGCACAAACTGATGTCATAGCTAGGATTAGACAACCTATACCACCTCATGATGATCCAGTGGCTCAAACATTTGTTGTTGGAGGTAATGTTTATGCACCATCTGCGACTCAGGCAAATGAAGATTTAAATGGATTATTCCTAACTTCTGTTGAAGTATTTTTTGCATCAATTGATCAAGATGCAAATTCTCCAATAACATGTGAAATTAGAGAAACAACAGGAGATGCTAGACCATCAAGAATACTTAGGGGTAGAAGTAAAACATTATATCCTTTCACTACTGATGAAAATGGACAAAGAGTTCAAAATATTCAATTTGATGCAACTTCTGCAAGTGTAGGAACTAAATTTACTTTCCCAGAACCAATATATTTGGAACCAGGAAAATCATATGCTTTTGTATTAATTGCACCAAGAAGTGTTAACTACACTGTTTGGTTTGGTAAGCACGGAGCTGTTGCAGTTAATCCACAATCTATTCCTGGTTCAACTGGAGAAACCACAAGATACTCTAGACAGTATGGTGCAGGTGCATTCTTCATGTCACAAAATGGATCACTATGGACTGAAGATCAAACAAAAGACTTAACTTTTGTACTACACAGAGCTAATTTCACAGAATCTCAAGGATCTGCTTACTTTAATAACCCAGATCTTAATGAAAGTAATGGATATGTTCCAACTTTAAGAAATAATCCAATTACGGTTTTACCAAAAACAGGTTCAATTGGAATTGAAACTTATGCAAGTGGAACTGGTGATAATCAATTACATCTTTATCTTACACCAGGTAGAAAAATATCTGGTAAGTGGGACACTAGTACTGCTGTAATAAATTCGACTGGTGCTGCTGCAGGAACCGTAAGTATTGCACAATCAGGAACTGATTATAGAAGTGGAATTGGTGGAAATTTATCTGGAGTGACTGTAGATACGTTCAATATTATCGGATCTGGATCTGGATTAAAATTAGATATTACTAGTGACGGTGCTAGTGGTGGGGTTATCACTGGAGTCACGACTACAACTAATTCCACAGGTAGAGGATATCAAACAGGTGATGTTGTTGGAATAGTTACATCTTCTCTAGGTAGTGGAACTGGAACAGGTGCTGAATTTACAATTACTACAAATGGAAATGAGATTGATACATTGTATCTAACTAATATTCAAGGTAAAAAATCAACATCATGGGATACTGCTGTCGGTATCGGATTGAGTTACTTTAAAGATAATGGAACTGTACATACATCAAATAGAATTGTCAGAGACAGTACAATTAATATAGATGAAACTGGTTTAAACTCTGGAAATATATTAAAAGTTGATCATTTTAATCATGGTATGTATTCAGTAACAAACAAAGTAAAATTAAGTGATATAACATCAGATTCTGCTCCATCTACTTTATCTGCTCAGTTATCTAGAGATGAAACTGGTGTGATTAGTGTTGCATCTACAACACCATTCCAAAAATTTGAAGGTATTGAAGTCAATGGTACAACAGGTTATATTGGATATGTTAAAATTGGTGATGAAATTATTGGATATAGAGATACTGCTGGTGGTGTTTTAACGATAGCATCAGACGCTGGTAGTATTCGTGGTGTTGATAATACGATACCTGTTTCTCATAATCAAGGAGCAACAGTTGAAAAATATGAATTAGGTGGTGTTTCTATGAGAAGATTGGAAGTATCTGGAATAAATCTTACATCTAATTTTGGACTAGATCATTATCATTTAAGTTTTGATCGTTCTGCAAATGGAGAAGATAGATCGTCTGATAGTGTAAATGGTGATAAACCTGAATTATCATTTAAAGTTGATTCATTTGAATCACCTCCTGCTATTGGTGGATCTTTGGTGAAAGGTACTCAAAATATCCTGTATTCTGCTTTAGTTCCAAGATATAGTGCAATTACCCCAAGTGGAGTTGATGGGTCTAGAACGGGCATAACAGGAAGTATTAGAACCATATCTGGGACTAGTGTTGGTGGAAGTGAAAATTCTTTTGATGATAGAGGATTTGAAAATATTCAAATAAACACGATAAATTCTTTAGATGATGTTGCGATTGTTGCATCAAAAATTAATGAAAATGAGTACTTATCAAGTATTCCTCGAAATAAATCATTTACAACAATTTTAGATTTTTCATCTAATAATCAATACATATCTCCTATTGTTTATCTTTCAGAATCTAAAACTGAATTTATTAATCATAGAATAAATAATCCAATTGGAATTGAAAGTTATCCATCAGATAATAGAGTGAATAGTGTTATAGATGATCCTCACTCATCTGTTTATTATTCAAATACAGTTGAATTGAAAAATCCAGCTAGTTCTTTAAAGGTTTTAATTTCAGCTGTTAGACCTGCTGAGACTGATATTCGAGTCCTTTATCACTTGATAAAAGCAGACTCTGATGAAATAATGCAAGGGTTTGAACTATTTCCTGGTTATAAAAATATAGATGAAAGCAATGTATTTGGTGATAGTGTAAAAGATCCTGATAAAAATGATGGTAGATCTGATTCATTCATCAATCCTACCACTGAAGATGAATTTTTAGAATATCAATTTACTGCGGATAATTTAGATTTATTCATCGGATATACTATCAAAATAGTTATGATTAGCACTTCTCAAGCAAAAACACCTAGAATTAAAGAACTCAGGAGTATTGCTGTAAGATGATAAAAGTAGAAGGACACTCAAATCTGTATCGTGATGAAAAAAGTGGTGCCATAGTTAACTATGACAATCAAGGATATGATCAATATATTAAGTCTTTAGAATATACAGAAAGAAAGGATAAGGAAATTGAAAATTTAAGAAAAGATATTGATGATATTAAAGCATCTTTAGCACTTTTGGTTAATAACCTCAATAAGTCCTAAATAGTAGAAGAAATTATTTAAGTATATAAATGGCAGCTGTATTTGTTTCTAATCTTGTAATCAACGCAGGAGCCACATTTAATCAAGAATTTACTTTAACTCAAAGTGATGATTCTGGTCCTTTAAATGTTTCAGAATTCACCATAACAGCTCAACTCAGAAAACATGCTGGCAGCACAAAAAAGGTAGATTTTGCTACAAATAAAGTTAATGCGACTCAAGGTCAAGTGCAAATTTCACTGACTCCATCACAAACTGTCTCAAGTGCTATAAAACCTGGTAGATATGTTTATGACATAATTTTAACTGATGGTGCTGGTGATAAAACGAGAGTTGTGGAAGGTGCAGCCCTTATTAGGGAGGGAGTTACAAGGTAATGTCATCAATTAAAGTAAGAGTTGGTCAGGCAAATGCGATAAAAGTTCTTTCCAGTCAAGCGGGAGGAACTCTTCAAGCTGAGCAAGCTAGAAATGTAGTTGGTGGTATAGCTTCTGTTACTCAGTTAAATGTTACTGGTATTTCTACTTTTGTAGGAATTATCACTGCACAAAGTGATGTATTTTTTGATGGAAATCTTACTGTTGGTGGTGATATTAATCTTGATGAAATTACATCAAGAAATTTAGATGTAACTGGTATTGCTACCATTGCATCTTTGGGTGTTTCAGGAGTAACAACCAGTCAACACTTAAATGTTACTGGAGTATCAACTCTTGGAACAGTATCATCATTATTCGTAGCTGGTCTTTCAACTTTTAGTAACAATGTAAGTTTTGCATCTTCAGCATTATTTGGTGATAATGACAAACTTTTGTTTGGTGATGGAAATGATCTTCAATTGTATCATAACGGAACTGCATCTTACATTGATAATAATACAGGACCTTTATTCATTCGAAATAATGTAGATAATGATGATGGTGGAAATATTATCATTCAGGCAAAATCTGGAAAAACTTCAGCAGTATTTCAAGATGATGAGGGTGTAAGACTTTACTATAATGATGTTGAAAAATTCATCACCACTGATGATGGTATAATTATAAGTGGAATTGCTAGTGCAACATCTTTCCAAGGTGCTAATGCAACTGCTGCATCATTCCCATTAGGTCTTACAGCAACAAATGGAACTTTTTCTGGAAATGTAAGTATAGGAGGAACACTTACATATGAAGATGTAACAAATGTTGATTCAGTTGGTTTAGTTACTGCAAGAACAGGAGTAAGAATTCTTAATGGTGGTTTAGTTGTTAACGCTGGAATTTCAACGTTTGGTGCAATAGCTACATTTTCAAATAATGCATTCTTTGATAGTGATATATTTGTTGATGGTACTCTAACTGCTGGATTAATCGATGGAGGTGTATTCTGATGGCAAAACCAAATAGTAAACAAACATTAGTAGATTATTGTTTAAGACAATTAGGTGCACCAGTATTAGAAATTAATATTGATGACGATCAAATTGATGATTTAGTTGATGATACAATTCAATTATTCAACGAGAGACACTATAATGGTGTTGAAAAAATGTATTTGAAATATGTTTTAACTCAAGATGATATTGATAGGGGAAGAGCCACTGGAACAACAGGAGTTGGGATTGTAACTACAACTACCACAACAAATGGAGTTGGTATTGCAAGTACAAATTTTAATTGGTATGAAAACTCAAATTATTTACAAGTTCCTGAATCAGTTATAGGAGTCGAAAAAATATTTAAATTTGATACAAGTTCAATATCTGGAAGTATGTTTAGTATCAAATATCAATTATTCTTGAATGATTTATACTACTTCAATTCAGTTGAATTATTACAATATAGCATGGTTAAAACTCGATTAGAGGATATAGATTTCTTATTGTCTACAGACAAGCAGATAAGATTTAATCAAAGACAAGATAGATTATATTTGGACATTGATTGGGGTGCAGAAGAAGCAGGAACATTTATAGTTCTTGATTGCTTTAGAGCACTTGATCCAGATTCATTCAGTCAAATATATAATGATTATTTTGTTAAAAAATATTTAACAGCATTGATGAAACGTCAATGGGGTCAGAATCTAATCAAGTTTAAAGGAGTTAAACTTCCAGGTGGAATTGAATTAAATGGAAGAGAAATATATGAAGATGGTCAAAGAGAGTTAGATACAATTAAAGAAAGGATGTCTCAAGAATATGAGTTACCACCTTTTGATTTTATAGGATAGTGAATAATGGCATTAAATCCCTTTTTTCTTCAAGGATCACAAAGTGAACAAAGACTTGTACAAAGTCTTATAAATGAACAACTTCAAATTTACGGTGTTGAGGTTGCATATTTACCTAGAAGAATAGTTAAAAAAGATAATATTTTTACAGAACTTGAATCTTCTTCTTTTGTTGATAATTTTGCAATTGAAGCATATGTCAATACTTACGAAGGATATGGTGGTGCTGGTGATGTGATGACTAAATTTGGAATGAGTCTAAAAGACGAAGTTATTTTAACAATCTCAAAAGAAAGGTTTGAAGATTTTATTGCACCATTTTTAGATGCATTGCCAGAAGATGAAATCGAAGTTTCAACTAGACCTAGTGAAGGAGATCTCATATTTTTTCCATTAGGACAAAGACTTTTTGAGATTAAATTTGTAGAGCATGAGCAACCTTTCTACCAGTTAGGTAAGAATTATGTTTATGAACTTAGATGTGAACTCTTTGAACTTCAAGATGAAGTTGGTGGATGGGATCAAATTAGTGGAGTTACTGAGGAAATTGATGATACTCTTGTCGATCAAGGATATATTACCTCATTAAAGTTAATTTCTGTTGGAACACCTGCAACTTTAGGAGTTACCACAACATCTGGTTACATTAGAAATATTATTTTAAATAATGATGGATATGACTACACAAAAGTTCCTACAATTTCAATCGATTCTGCTCCAGATGGTGGAATTGATGCAACTGCTGTAGCAATAACTACATCAGTAAATGGTGTACATTCAATTAAAGAAATATTAATGACAAATGCAGGTGCTGGATATACTGTTACACCTACGGTCACCATTGTTAGTGCTGCCTCTACAATTTTAGGAATTGGTTCAACATCCTATGGTGTTGGTGCTGCTGCCACTGCTAATTTAGTTACAGATGGAATTGGTATAGGTCAAGTGATTATATCCAATGCTGGAGATGGATATCCAACTGCACCTGAAATATTCTTTGGAACACCATCATCTGGAATAGGAACTGCGACGGGAAGAGTTGTAGTAAGCACTGCTAATACTATTGCTCAAGTGTTAATGTCAAATACTGGTATTGGATATGATTCAACAACAGGCATAGCAACCGTGTCACCTCCTCCTGTAATTACTGGTATTGGAACATATAAATTCAATGAACTCGTCACAGGTTCTATTTCTGGTGCAAAAGGTAGAGTTAAAACTTGGAATGTCACTACAAATACTCTTAAATTAGGAACTACAGACGGAACATTTATTTCTGGTGATGTTGCAATTGGTGCAACATCTGGAGCACAATATACAGTGGATTACATAGAGTCAGCAGAATTTGTTGATAAATACGATAAAGGTGATGAAATCGAAAGTGAAGCTGATGACATCATTGACTTTTCAGAAGGAAATCCATTTGGTACATTTTAATGTTAGGAACTTATTACTATCACGAAATAATGAGAAAGACAATTGTTGCTTTTGGAACATTGTTCAATCAAATTTATATTCGTCATGATGACTCTGCAGGAAACACATATAGTGAGATGAAAGTGCCATTGGCATATGGTCCTTCTCAAAAATTTCTAGCAAGATTAGAGCAACAAGCAGATTTAAATAAACCAGTACAAATAACACTACCAAGAATGTCATTTGAGATGACAAGTGTTAATTACGATTCAACAAGAAAAACTGGTGTTACACAAACTTTTAAAGCATCTGATGGAACCAATATGAAAAAGGTTTACATGCCTGTACCTTACAATGTTGGATTTGAATTAAATGTTTTAACTAAAATGAATGATGATGCATTACAAATTGTAGAACAAATACTTCCATATTTTCAACCATCATTCAATCTAACAGTGGATCTTGTAAAATCTATTGGTGAGAAAAGGGATATACCAATTGTCTTGGATAGTATTAATTTTCAAGACGATTATGAGGGAGACTTTAGTACAAGAAGAGCACTTATATACACCTTAAACTTTACAGCAAAAACATATTTATTCGGACCTATTGCAGAATCCTCTGAAGGTCTTATCAAAAAAGTTCAGGTCGATTACTATCCTGACACTAATACTAAAACAGCAAAACGTGTTCAGAGATATACAGTTACACCAGATCCTGTTAGCGCAGGACCCGATGATGATTTTGGATTCAGTGAAACTACTGCAATATTTTCTGATGCTAAATCTTATAGTCCTACACAAGGTAAGGATATCTAATCATGTCTGATAATAATTACGACAGCATTGAAAAGGCACTGAATACAACCACTGATGTTGATATTCAACCAATAGCATCTAAAAAAGATCAATTATCCAAATCAAATGACATTGAAAAAGATTATGATTATACTAGAGGGCAATTGTATTCCTTAATTGAAAAAGGACAGGAAGCAATAAATGGTATCATGGAAGTTGCTGGTGAGACTGCAAGTCCAAGAGCATATGAAGTTGCAGGTCAATTGATTAAAAGTGTCGCAGACAGCACTGATAAATTAATGGATCTACAAAAAAAAGTTAAAGAAGTGGATGAAGATAAAGCAAAAACTACAAACAATGTTACGAATAATGCTTTGTTTGTAGGTTCAACATCCGATCTTTCAAAAATGCTGAAGCAACAATTTCTAAATAATACTGGTAAGAGTAACAAAAATGAAAAAGTGTAAATCTGGTTATTATTATTGTTATGATGAAAAAAAGTGTAAACCAATCCCTACAGGGTATCGAATAGGTTATGGTGGTTACTTACGACCTGAAAATGATAATGGTAAAAAGAAAAATGGTAATGGTAATGGTGGTAATGGTGGCAATGGTAATGGAAATGGTGGAAATGGTAATGGAAACGGTGGATCCAACGGTGGTGGTAATGGAGGAGGAATGAGTGAAGGATCACTACATAAATGGTTTAAAGGTTCTAAATCCAAAGACGGAAAAGGTGGTTGGGTTAATGTAGTTACAGGTGGAACCTGTGCGAGTGATGAACCTGGTGAAGGAACACCTAAATGTGTATCTTCTGCAAAGAGAGCAAGCATGAGTAAGTCAGAAAGATTATCTGCTGCTCGTCGCAAAAAGAAAGCAGATCCTGGTCAACAATCTAAAACTGGTGCTGCAAAACCAACATACGTATCAACTGATAGTCCAAGGAAAAAGAAAATGAAAAAGGAACATTTTGATTGGAGAAGTGAAATGGAACTCACTGAGTCTGATAAGAAAGGTAAAGGCAGTGGTACAAAAGATGCCTGTTATCATAAAGTCAAGTCAAGATATTCTGTATGGCCATCTGCGTATGCATCAGGTGCATTAGTTAAGTGTCGTAAAGTAGGTGCTGCAAATTGGGGTAATAGCAGTAAGAAAGAGGAAGTAGAATTAACACTATTCCAAAAACTTCAGGAAAAATGTTGGAAGGGATATGAAAAGAAAGGTATGAAAACAATGTTTGGTAAAAGATATCCAAACTGTGTTAAGAAAGAAGAAGTTCAAAGAGATGAGTATGGTGATCCAATGGGCGGACCAAAGATAACAGATAAACAAAAGAAGAAAAATTTAGCAAAAAACGAACCAGATAAGCAACATACTACAGATACTTCTGAAGGTATGGCATATGGTATTACCAGAGGATCAGGTAAACCATCAGGTCAAATGGCAGCATTTGGAAAAAAGAAAAAGGAGAATCCATATTCAATTAAGAATAAATTGAAGATGGTGATTAAATCTGTTGCTGAGAAAGAAAGATCAAAGGCAGGTGTAACAAAGGAAG